CTTGAAGGACGCTGACAAGGGTTACGTTTGGCAACCTGGCCTTGCGCTCGGCAAGCCGAACACAATCGATGGCGATCCCTACGTCGAGGTTCCTGACATGCCCAACGAGGGCGCCGGCGCTTTTCCCGTTGCTTACGGCGACTTCCAGCGTGGCTACACGCTCGTTGACCGCATTCAGATGTCCATGCTTCGCGATCCTTACACGCAGGCAACCGTCGGCAACATTCGCTTCATGTTCCGTCGCCGTCTCGGCGGCCAGGTGACGCTTGCCGAAGCGTTCCGCAAGCTGAAGTGCGCGGCCTAATAGCCAAAAGGCAAGGGCGGCCTCGTGCCGCCCATTCTTTTTCACAATAAGGAGATAGCCCAATGGCTTCGAGAGACCTCTACAATAACGTCGGGCTGACGCTCGCCGTCTCGCCGGCCGTTCTGACGGCAACCAACACTTCTGCCGCGATTGACCTTGCTGGCTTCGAAGGCGCAACTGTTGTCATCACCACTGGCGCAATCGCAGGGTCCGGCAACTTCACGCCGAAGCTTACGCACTCGGATACTTCTGGCGGCACTTACACCGACGTCGCGGCTGCCGACCTGATCGGCTCGTTCCCGGCCGTTCTTGCCGCCGATACGGCCTACAAGGTCGGCTACAAGGGTGCCAAGCAGTTCGTCAAGACTGTCCTCACGCTCAACAGTGGAACGTCGATCGCGGCAAGCGCCGTAATCGTCAAGTCTCACGCTCGCAGCAAGCCTGTAGCGTAATGCATCGAGTTGTGCGGCCATTTGCCTATTCAGCGGATGGCCTCACGCTCGTTGACCTGAACGTCGGGGACGAGCGTGATTTTGGCGATCTAACTTCCGGTCTGCTCAAGGAAGGCTACATCGATCCTGTGTCGGCCGTTGCCGACCCAGCGGGAGAGCCCCTCGCTGAAGCGGTGAAGATTGAGCCGCGCGCTGTACGCAAGAGGAAATAAGCGATGAGTTTGCGCCTTGTAACGCCAGCTACGGCGGAGATTGTTACGCTCGCCGAGGCGAAGGCGCACCTTCGTGTCGACTTTACCGATGATGACGCATACATCACAGCACTTGCCGAGGCAGCGCAGGATTGGCTTTCAGGCGAAAACAACTGGCTCGGGCGATCGGTTGTGGAGCAGACCTGGGAACTCAAGTTGGAGCGCTTCCCGTCTGGCAAGGTGGACTTACCGAAGCCGCCGCTAATCGAGGTGACTGGCGTTTTTTACACGCCATCAGATGGCGGTGCTGAAGTCGAGATTACGGATTTTCGCGAGATTGACGTCGGCGTCTCTGAGGGTGGGTACATCATTCCGGCAAAGAATACGGATTGGCCAGACACCGACGGCGAGCCTGGATCTGTCAGGATTACATTCGAGTCCGGATATTCTGACGTACCTAAATCCATAAAGCACGCTGCGTTGCTCACGATTGGCCACTGGTATGAAAACAGAGAGGCCGCGAGCCAAGCAAAAATAAGCGACCTGCCGATGGCGGTTGATGCGCTCCTTTATCCTTACCGAAACTGGCGCGCCTAAGCGCGGGGAATTCACAAAATGGCTGTTACCTATAACGCCGCGGTGAAGACCGCGCGAATGACTGCGACGCGCGACCATTTCGCCAACGGCACGCTGGAGATTTTGACGGCGGCTGATGCTGTTCTGGCAACTTTCGGGCTTGACGCTGCTGGCGGCACTGTCTCCGGAGCCGTTTGGACGCTGGTTTTTGACAACTCGACGGTAGCGGCTGGCGCAAGCGGGACGGCGGCCAAAGCTCAGATCAAGACCGGCGGCGGCACTGCGCATTTGACCGGACTTACGGTCGGAACGTCTGGATCTGACATCAACCTTGATTCCGTATCGATCACGTCTGGCCAGAATGTCACCCTTTCGAGCGCGACCGTAACGCACGCGGCCTAAGCCATGGCGATCGGGACGCCAACGCACCTAATAGCGGCTGGCGCCACCGCAACTACGGCAACGTCAGCCAGCTTTACGCCATCGGCAAACGTCCGCATCTTTGCGCTGTGCGCTGCCCGCGGCTCTACGGCCGCAGTCCCGACGATCAGTGATAGCCTGGGCGGCACTTGGACTGCGGTCACAGGGTCAGGAATCGACGCGGGCGTCATCTGCGGCGCAATTTATTATCAGGATGTCGGGGGCAGCCCGTCGGCGCGCACCGTTACGGTGACAGCCACCGGCACACCAACGCAGGTTGGTTGCGAAGTATTCGAGATATCAGGCACAGGCGCGATATCCTCGAATTTCCACAGCAACGTGAACGCTGCCGGCGATCCATCCGTTACGATGAGCGCTTATGCGGCGACATCTATTCTGGTTGCGCTCGGAGTCGGTAACGCCGGCTCCACCTGGACGCAGCCGGCAGGCTGCACTGAGATTTATGATCTAGCCCCGGCGACCAACGTCAGGCTGAATGTCAGCTACGACATGACGTCGCCGGCAACGTCGCTGACGTGGACATCGACATCTACGGATTCGATCGGCTACGGGCTCGAGATCACAGAGGCAACGGCGGGCGCGGCCGTAGCCGGTTCCTTGGCTGCCACAGAGGCGGGCGGAGACGACTTCGCTGGTTCCGGTGCTGTCTTGGTGTCTGGGTCGCTTGGCGCCGCTGAGGCTGGCTCTGATGTGGCAGCGATGGCGGGATCGGTCCCGGTGTCCGGTGCGCTTACCGTTGCGGAAACTGGGACGGACGCGGCGCTGGCCGTTGGCCAAGTTGCGGTAGCCGGAACCTTTGTCGCGAGCGAGGCGGGCGCTGACGCGTTTGCTGCCGCTGGCGACGTTTTCATAACCGGAGCGCTTGTAGCCGCCGAGACTGGATCTGACACATTTGTTGGCTCCGGATCGCAGGTTGCCGCGATTGCCGGGAGCGTAGCCGCCACTGAAACGGGCAGCGACGTTGCTGCGATGTCTGGCGCAGTTCGCGTTGCCGGTGTCTTAGGCGGCTCTGAAGTTGGTGCAGACGCGGTGGTCGGCTCTGGCGCAGTGCTTGTGGCTGGCTCCTTGTCTACTGATGAGGCAGGTTCTGAAACAGCCGCTATGGCTGGCGCGGTTCCTGTGTCTGGCTCCATGGCCGCAGATGAATCCGGCGCAGACGCGCTGTCGGCCAGCGACGACCAGTTGGGCGAGCCTGATCCGAGCAGAACGGTAGCTGTTGGCGCCGAAAACAGAACGGCGTCGGTTGATGCGGAAAGCCGAGTGGCAGTAGTCGCGGCCGAAAACAGAATTGTCGCGGTCTAGCGGCGCGGTGTGGGGACAGCAATGAGCATTTCATGGACGCCGGTTAAAGATCCGGATGAGGTCAAAGATTACTCGCTCGATTGGTCCGCACTGCTCGTTGACGACACGATCAGCACGTCAACGTGGACGTTGGCAAGCGGCGTTGGGCTGACAATCGGCGCCAGCAGCAACACAGGCACACTGTCTACCGTCTGGCTATCAGCGGGAACGGCAGGGGTGAATTACGAATTGCTCAATCGCGTCGTGACGATCGGCGGGCGAACATACGACCAGACGGTCAAACTCAAAGTCAGGGTGAAGTAACCGTGATGTACAAGGTTGTTGAATTCGATGGCAACGCCGCAGCGATGCAGAATTTTTGCAACGATCAGGCGGCCGAAGGCTACCTGTTCGTTCAGGCCGTCTACATGACCACCTATAAGTGGCGACTGTTCTTCAAGATCGCTGCCGACGGCAATTAAAATGACCGCCGCGTCCTGACCGATGCGGGAGAATTATTCAAGGCCGCCGCCTTCGCGGCATTAGCACTGCAAAAGGAATGAAACATTGGCCGATCTAGTCATCGCAGCGGCGAGCGTAATTGCCGGCACGAATTCCACGCGCGACGTTGGCACTGCTGGCGCGACCATAACTGCTGGCCAAGCTATTTATTTGGACGCGGCCACAAACAAGTGGCTTCTCTCCGACAACAACGGCACTGGCACGCGGCAGGTGCACGGCATTGCATTGAACGGTGCCTCGCTTAACCAGCCCGTCTCCATCCACAAGGCTGGCGACATCACGATCGGCGCCACGCTGGTCGCGGGAACTGACTACTGGCTCAGCGCCACGGCTGGCGGCCTTTGCCCTCGCGCAGACCTGGCGACGGGAATGGATGCTGTTCAGGTTGGCATTGCGAAGTCGACGACCGTTCTTGCCGTCGATATCCAAGATCCTGGCGTGACGCTCGCCTGATGGCCTGGGTGGAGTTCAAGGGGGATTTTTATTGGGTCCAGCCTGGCTTCACCATCGCCTATAAAGCCGGAATGACGCTCAACGTCACGAGGGCTTGCGCCGACGAGGTCATCAGCAAGGGCGCCGCGGTGAAGGTTGCGGCGCCTCGCAAGGAGAACACGGATGGCCAAGAAACCAAGCGCCGGCCGCATGCATCAAAGGCTGCACTTTCAGAAACGTGAGGCCATTGACGACGGGGCTGGGAATGAAGTCTCAGGACCGTACGAAACCGTCTTCACAGCGGCAGCTGAGCTGATACCGCTTAGGGGCGGCGAGCCGATGCAGGCTGCGCGCCTTGTCGGCGTTCAGCCCTACACGGTTCGAATTCGCAGCTGCGCTGCTGCGCGCGAGGTGACCACCTCATGGCGCATCGTGGATGCGCGCAACGCGTCGCGCGTCATGAATATCAGGACCGTCACCAACCCAGACCAGAAAAACGCGTGGCTCGACCTGCTGGTTGATGATGGGGTGGCGACGTAATGGCGTTCAAGGCGAAGATTTTGGGCCGTGAGGCCCTTACGCGAAGGCTGAACGAGCTAGCGCCCGCTGTCGAGAAGTACGCAGCCGAGGCGAAGCTCGAGATTGCCAAGGAAGCAGCCACCCGCATTGCCGCAAAAGCGCCCCGCGGCGCAACCGGCGACTACGCAGCCAGCATACAAGGCGCTCGGCTGGCGGACAACCCAGACAAAAAGCAGATCGGCATTACGCAGACCAAGGACAAGGATGCAACCGGAGTGTTCGCCGAATACATCTGGCGCTTCTTGGAATTCGGAACTGCCCCGCACAACGTCGCCCCAGGCGGTGGCAACATCAGTTTTAGCGGCGAAGCGCAGATGCATCCCGGCACGGCTGCGCAGCCGCACGTATTTCATACGTGGCGAGCCTACCGCAAAGCGGCCCGCCGCAAACTGCTGGCGGCCGTCAACAAAGGTGTTAGGGAAGCGCAGGGTAAACGCTGATGGCTAGTCCAGAATGGGAACTGCAGATCGCCATAGTAGCGCGCCTGAAGGCAGACGCTGCCTTGACGCCGCTGATCTCTGGGCGCGTCTACGACCAGCCTCCGTCTCCTGTGACATTCCCCTATGTGACCATCGGCGAAGCGCAGTTCTTGCGTGACGACGCCACCTGCATCAGCGGCGGCGAAATCTACGTGACGATGCACGGATGGTCACAGGCCGTCGGCTTTCCGGAGGTTAAGCGGGTCGCTGATGCAATGGCGGATTCCCTGCACTTGGCACCGCTGACGCTCGCAACAAACCGCCTGATCTCAATCATGCACCGCCAGACGCGGGTATTTCGCGATCCCGACGGGCTCACATCTCACGCGGTCATCGACTTCGTGGCCAATGTTGAGAAGCCGTAGCTGCGGCGCGTCTGCGGCTACACACACCACCAAAAATCACCAAAGCGACCCGGCCATCTGCCGGGTTTTTTCATACACGAAGGAACCTAACATATGGCAACTGGTCAGCAACTTGGCAGACTGCTTCTCATCAAAATCGGCGACGGCGCTACGCCGGAAGTCTTCAGCAACCTCTGCGGCCTGAAGACGCGCAGCTTCAACATGTCGGCGAACGAGATCGACACCACCGTGCCGAGCTGCACTAATCCTGGCGGCCCGGTACAGAAGACCAGCCGTCCCGGCATCTCGAACCGCACCTTCTCTGGTTCTGGAGCGTTCGTTGCGGGCGCCGCAATGACGACCTTCATGGGCTTTGTTCGCGCGTCCAGCGCCTTCAATGCGCAGGTCGTCGTTCCTGGCGACGGCACCTACGAGGGCTCTTGGATGGTCACGGACTTTGAATTCAGTGGCGACGTTGAGCCGAACATGGAGTTCAGCGCGACCTTCGTCGCGGCCGGAGAGCTGACCTTTACGGCAGAGGTGTAATCCATGGCTAAAGAGGAGAGCGTAATGGTAAACGGCGCCCGCGGCGAAGTTCTGCTGACGATCGACGGAGTTGAACTCGTCATCGCTGCCAGCATGGGTGGCCTTGCCGCTGTGTCGACGAGGCTGGACTGCAAGTCCTTTCAGGATCTCTTCATGCGCCTGTCTGGCGTTGAGACGGCCGCTGTGTTGGCCGGCATTGAATTGCTGACCATCAAAGGCGATCGGCTTGCTGCGATTCAGAAGCTCAAGCTGAAGCACTTTAAGGACTGCGCAGCGGCGTTCAACGCTGCTCTCGCACATCATTTCGATGATGGTGACGAGGGAAACGTCGAAGCGGTCGCGGACGTGACGAAGTAAGCGCGCCATTCCCTTGGCGCGACTGGATGCGCATTGCGCTCGGTGGTCTTGGCTGGCGTCCCGCTGATTTTTGGGACGCCTCCCTTACCGAGTTCTTTGAGGCAATCCACGGCCGCAATGAAGCAAATGGTGCAGAGGGTGAGCAGAGCGCACCGTCTGGCGGGGAAATGAACGCGCTGTTGGCGAAGTATGGTTAGATAAAGCCGAGTGCCCTGCAGTTGCGGAGTGTCTGAGCTGCAAAATTCTTGTCGCTGAATGTGTCTGGTTTTTCTCGAATGACTGAGCACATGGCGCGAACTTTTTCCGGCTCACTTTCGCTTGCGCTAGCTAGCATGAAGAGTTCGTTTCGAACGCGTTTAATCAGGTCCGTTTGCGCCGATAGCTCGCGATAGTCGGAATACCCTCCCCAAGCGTACCAGCCACCGCCCGCGATAATTACGATGCACGCTGTCGCTACAAGCGACTTCAACCATCCGTTCATTTGCAATCCCCCTTTAGCCCGTTTATCGCGGGCTTTTCTTTTTTCTTAGGATACACGACTGATGGTTGAAAAGACAGATGATCTTGTAATTTCCATCAGCACTGACCTTGCAACGGTCAAAAGGAGCCTAAAGCGGCTCGAGGCAGACATTTCGTCGACCACCGGCAAGGTGGAAAAACAGTTCA